GCACCTGCTGGCAGAGCAGCAGCGGCTCGCAACCACCTGAATCAGCAAGTCGACTTCCTCCGTCAGCAGGGCATGGGCACTGACGATGCTCAGATGCTCATTGCACAACAGGGGACGCCAAACCAGATCATGCCACAGCCCTTACCAGCTGGGATTCCTCAGTTTGGTCAGGCTCCAGCAGTTCAGGCGCGGCCCGCACTTCCTCCAGCCCTCGTGCGCCACCGTGACCTGCTTGCAGATATCCTGCAGATCCCACCGCAGCAGGCTGAGGACATTATCCTCCAGCAGATGCGGCAGCAGGGAATCAACATACCTCAAGCACCGGCTGCGATGGCTTCGGCTGGAGTTATCCAACCCCCAACGCTCGCACAGATTCAGCAGCACGGACAGGGGCTTGGGACAGATCCACTCGCGACCTCGACTCGCATTGAGAACGCAAGGCGCGCGCTCGAAGAACGAGGCATCGGAACCGAGACTGCACGCCGTGCTGTGCCTCGACGCGGAACGGATGCCTTCGAGTTCCAACGAGCTGTCGAAAGTTTGAATCCGATTCAAGCTGGTCTGCCTCCCGGTCAAGTGCCGACTCTGGCAGAATTGATCGGTGAGCCATACACCAGCATTGGTCGTCCAGCTGATATCCTTGGTGCATCTCCGAAGCGTGTTCTCGTGACACCGTCGGGTAAGAAGTATATGCACAAGGGTCAACCATCCATCCGAGGCGGTGGTGGCAATGAGACCACTGGCATCGCAGCGTCAGCCGCAGGTGGTGGAGAGGCTATCGCGCGCGAGGAATCTGCAAGTCGAGTGGCACGTCTTGGCAACCAGCGAACTCCAATCGCCCACGAGGTAGCAGAGGGTGGTTCAGCGCAGCGTCTGGTTGATGACAAGTGGAATCTTCCGACGCTCGGTTCGCTGCGACGGGACTACAGTGGGTTCTCGGATGCGCAAGTCAAACAGCTCATTCAAGAGGAACCCATCGATATCCTTCTGAGGAATCGAGACAACCACGCGAATCAATTCTTCATCGACGGGTCGGGCAATATCGTCCCATCGGACAAGGGTTACGCCGATTTCATCATGCCCATGCGCAGTGATGTTAGCGGTGCAGGACATGGTGGCAAGCCCTATTCGCAACTGTATCGTGGTGGCTCTATCAATTCTCGCGCCGATTCCAACGTCGCTCAGGACTTTATTCGCAATCAGATGATGGGTGGAACTTCGGAACAGCAATACCGTGACGCTCTGACGCCATACTTCAAGAATCGTGGCATGTCGGATGCAGACATCGATACCTACATGAGATCGTTCATGAATGATGTCGATCGTCTCCCGAGAATGTTCGACCAGCACTATCGGACGAACGTGAGATAAAATGTATCCTCCCACTGAAGAAGAACTCGTTCCTGAACCCGAAGCTCTTGAGCCGGTAGAGGAGCCCCTCCCCCAGGAGGAGATCCAGCCACCAGCTGAAGAACCGGAGGAAAAGGAAATCGAGGACGTCTACCCGAAGGAGCTGACGGACGCGCTCCTCGCAATCAGGGACAAGCTCTGCATCCCTGAGCGGACGGTGCGTGAGAACTTCGTCAGGAAGCTGAAGAAGCTGGAGTGCTACTGGAACAATCTGCAATACATCTACTGGGACTCGGTCGCGCGTGATTATCGAGATTACCAGGACAAGACTTACGTCGGATTCGAAGATCCGCAGGCAGACACTGACGTTGAGGCGATTGCCAAGGTCGTCAACATCTACAAGGCGCACGGAGAAGCGTGGATCTCCGCCATCGCCGCTGGCATCCCCTATACTCGTTTCTTCCCGGATGACGCCGACAACGCATCTGACGTTCAGACGGCCAAAGCGTTCTCAAAGATCGCTGAACTGATCCAGCGTCACAACAAAGCCGACATTCTATTCCTTCGTGCGCTCTATCTCCTGTTCAATACGGGCGTGGTCTTCTGCTACAACGAGACCAGATCATCGAAGGACTACGGAACTTACAAGACTCCGATCGAGGGCACTGAAGATATCACCAATCGGGACTATTTCTGTCCTGCCTGTGGCGCGCCCTCGGGTAACGAACAGGCGATAGATCCGGAAACGGCGACTCCGCTGCCCTCTCAGACCTGCCAGAACTGTGGTCTGACGATGGAACCTGAGTATGAAGATCAAACGGAACAAGTCCCGACCATTACGGGCTACGAAGACACCCCGAAATCTCGGGAAGTCCTCCGCTGTTACGGTCCACTTCACGTGGAAGTGCCGCATTACATATCCCGGCTCGATGAAACTCCTTACCTCCGACTCGTAACGGAGGAGCCAGTCGGTTTGGTGCAGGAAATCTACCACGAATTCGCCCATTTGATCAAGCCCAATTATGACAGCGACGCAATCGAGCGTTGGGCGCGTAACGATCGGCGCTACATGGGTGAAAATCAGGACAATATCTGTTCTGTCTCGAGGATCTGGCTGCGTCCGTGGGCCTACAACTACCAGGGCGACCCAAGAGCCGAGGTTGTCAAGAAGCTCAAGACGGATTTCCCTGAAGGTCTCTATTTCGTCATCATAAACGACGACTTGGTGGTCGAAATCATCCCCGACAAGCTGGATGATCACTGGACCGCGACCGTTTCGCCGTTTTCGGAGCACATTCACGCTGAGCCGACAGGTTCTACGCTCATTCCAGTGCAAGACATGACGAATGAGCTGTCGAACATCACCCTGGAGACCATCGAGTTCGGTATTCCAGAGACTTTCGCTGATCCGTCCGTTCTCGACTTCGATAATTATGGTAAATCGGAAGCGCGTCCTGGTCAAGTTACACAGGCAAAGGCTCCGTCCGGCCAAAACCTGTCAGCTGGGTTCCACGACATTAAAGCTGCCTCCCTTTCGCAAGAAGTCGAGAAATTCGCAGATCGTCTTGACGGGGCAGCTCAGTTCGTAACCGGGACGTTCCCCACGATTTACGGCGGGACGATGGAAGGCGGGTCCGGGACCGCTCGGGAGTATGAGCTGTCACGTTCTCAGGCCCTGCAGAGACTGTCCGGCACCTGGACTGTCCTGAAGTCGTGGTGGGCCGACGTGATGGCGAAATCTGTCAAGGCGTATGCCAACAACCTGAAGCAAGACGAGAAGTTCGTCAAGAAGCAGGGTGATGGCTTCGTCAACATCTGGATTCGCAAGTCCGATCTGCAAGGCAAGATTGGTGAAATCGAGCCGGAGACCAGTGAGGCGTTCCCGATCTCCTGGGCACAGAAGCGTGACGTCCTACTCCAGCTGATTCAGATGCAAGACCCGACAATCGGGGAAATCCTGATTCATCCGGAGAACGCATCGTTCGTCGCTGAGCTGATTGGGATGCCGGATCTCTACATTCCGGGTGATGACGACCGAAACAAGCAGCTGGTCGAAATTGCACAGATGTTACAGGCTGAGCCTACGCCGATGGGTATCAATCCCATGACGGGCCAGGAGCAATTCCAATCGTCGGTTCCAATTGACCCAGAGGTTGACAAGCACGAGATTGAGCAAGAGATCTGCTTGTCATGGCTCAAGTCGGACGTGGGGCTTGAGATGAAGGAATCGAATCCTGCTGCATGGATGAACGTGCGTGCTCACTACATGGAGCACAACGCGATTATCCAACAGCAGATACAAGCGCAGATGGAGCAGCAGATGCAGATGGGAGCACCTCCGGGAGGCGGAGGTGGAGAAATCGGAAACGTAGCACCACCACAATAGGAGACGCGAATGGCTGACGATATGGACGATCTCGACATCTTGAACGATGTCGGAGACCCTGACAATGCTGGCGATCAGGGCGCCAGTGACTCTGACGAAGACGCCGAGGGCACGTCTGACGAAACCGGAGACGAGGGCGGCGACGATGACGAGGATACGGGTGAAGAAGGCGACGACGAGGGAGAAGGCGATGAGGAGGACGAGGGCGAGGAGGAAGCACCGGCTGGCGAAGGGGAAGACAAAGGCAAGAAGCGCGTCGACCCAGCTGTCGAGGGGCGTCCGACCTATCAAGAACTGAAGAAGGTCGACCCTGATATCTTCAAGAAGGTGCCCGGACTCAAGGACATTTTCTTCAGGGAGCAGAAATTCTCGGAAACGTTCGCCTCTGTCGAAGAAGCCCAGCAAGCAGCAAGCAAGGCTGAGAGCTTCGACATCATCGAGGCGACCCTCGTGAACGGCGACCCGAGCTTGATGCTCACGGAGCTGTCGCGAAACTCTCCGGGGTCACTACCAGCGCTGGTGGATAACTTCCTCCCGACGCTGCAGAAGCTTTCGAAGGATCTCTACGTGCGGGCGACGATGCCTGTGCTGGAAGATCTCATTCGGTTCGCATACAACGACGGCAAGCGATCAGGCGACAAGAACCTGATGTATGCCGCCGGCCACCTCGCCAAGCACGTATTTGGTGAGCCAAGGATACCTGAGCCCCGGAATACAAATACGGGACCTCATCCGGCGGAGGTCCAGCTCAGGGAGGAAAGGGATCGTCACTTCAGTCAGCGATACTCGGCCTTCAACTCGGAAGTAACGGAGACTGCGTATACTCGACTGGAGAAGCTCTCTGATCGGGGCATCAACGACCCCGATAAGAAGCTCACGGCGTTCGCAAGAAAGGCGATCACAAAGGAGACGCTTACCGAACTCGATCGAAGGTTGAGCGAGGATCAGCAACTCGCTGGAACATTGCGCCAGCTGTGGAGGCGCGCAACCGTCGGAGGGTTTACGCAGGAGCACAAAGAGGCGATACTCAACGCGCACCTCTCGCGTGCAAAACAGCTCCTGCCCGGTATCCGTAATCGGATGGTCGCCGAGGCTCTTGGTCAGAAGTCGGCCAGGGGACCCAACCACAAACAGAAGCGTGACCTGCCTTCAGGTGGTCGTGGCGGCGTTGGTGGAGGACGAGCGATGAGCCTCGATCCGAGGAAAATCGATTGGTCCAAGACCAGTGACGAGGACATACTTGCAGGAAAGGTCACAGCGAGGAAATAGTCCAAATGGCTCAGACCGAACTTCAGGTCAACGCCACTGAGCTGGAGAGCGTCCAGTCGAAGGTGCCAGTCCTTTTCGAGCGCGAGGCCACGTTCTACTCGCAGATCGAAAAGCGTCCTGTCGAGAAAGTCTCGGCGAGGGACATGCGCATCCCGCTGGAGATCTCCCCCGGTGGAGTCTTCGGACATTTCGAGCCTGCAGGCGGCGACTTGGGTCGCGGCGAAGGTTCGGAGTTCGACAAGGCGCTGGTCTCGACTGCCAACCTCAAGCACGCGGTTGAGTGGCAGACGAAGGCTCAGTGGGCAACGGACGACGCCCGCAAGGCCCGCATCAACACGTTCCGGCACCTCATGGCCACGTCCATGAAGGAGTTCCGGCGCGCCATCGATTCCCTGTGCATGACGAACGGCACCGGCACGATGGCGACCATCTCCGCTGTCAGCACCGTGGGTGGCAAGGATACCTACACGTGCGCGGCGGCTGGTGACGGATTCGGTGTGCGTCTTCTCCGGAAGAAGCACTACTACAGCGTCTACGATTCGACGCTGGCCACTCGCAAGGCATTCTCCACGTTGGGCGCGCTCAACGGTGAAGGCCCGGTCGAGTATTACGACGGCCCCAACAAGCAGGTCCGTTTCAACGCAACGGTTGCTGCTCCGGCGGTGGCGGGAGACAAGCTCGTCGTCTCTGGTCTGACAGCCACTCCTCCAGTGAGTCTGCTGGGGGTGCCGTATCACC